CCCGTGAATGCTGCGATCGGCTTTGAGTCAAAAATGGCTGACATCCGGAAGGTGGTTGACGGCCTGGATGATAAAAAAGCATTCGCGCAGATGAGTGACGATATCCTGACGCTGTCCACACAGTTACCGATGGCGGCGGAGGGAGTTGCAGAGATCGTGGCGGCGGGCGGGCAGGCAGGCATTGCCCGCGGCGATTTGATGCAGTTTGCGAACGATGCAGTGAAAATGGGTGTGGCGTTTGATACCACTGCCGAAGAGTCCGGTCAGATGATGGCGCAGTGGCGGACAGCGTTCAAACTGACGCAGGAAGACGTGGTTGTCCTGGCCGATAAAATCAACTATCTGGGGAATACCGGCCCGGCAAATGCGAAGAAAATTTCTGATATCGTGACGCGGATTGGTCCGCTTGGCGGTGTTGCCGGAGTGGCATCTGGCGAAATTGCCGCGATGGGCGCCACCATTGCCGGGATGGGGGTTGAATCGGAGATAGCATCCACCGGCATCAAAAACTTTATGTTGTCCCTTACGGCGGGCAAATCGGCAACGAAGTCGCAGAAGCGGGCAATGGCCTTTCTGAAACTGAATCCGGCGCAACTGGCCGCAGATATGCAGAAGGATTCGCGCGCGGCGATGCTGAAAGTGCTGGACTCACTGGCGAAGGTGCCGAAAGCAAAACAGGCATCCGTCATGAATGCCCTGTTCGGGAAAGAGTCTTTAGGGGCGATAGCGCCACTGCTGACTAATCTTGATTTACTGCGCACCAATTTTAATCGTGTTGCGGATGCCCAGGAATATGGCGGCTCGATGCAGAAGGAATATGCATCACGCGCAGCCACAACAGAAAACCAGCTGGTTCTGCTGAAAAACAGCGTCAATGCGATTTCGGTAACGCTGGGCGATACCTTCCTGCCCGCCATTAACGAAGCTGCAGAAGCGGTTATGCCTTACCTGGAGCAGCTCCGGACATTCGTTCGCGCGAATCCTGAACTGGTTCAGTCTGCGGCGAAGTTCGGTGCGGCGCTGCTGGCTGTTGGCGTATCCATCGGCAGCCTGTCCCGGGCTGTCAAAATCCTGAACAGTGTCATTAATCTCTCTCCGGCGAAAGTCGCCATTGCGGCGCTGGTGGCCGGCGCTATGCTGATCATTGAGAACTGGGACGATGTTGCTCCGGTGATTAAGGCGGTATGGCAGGAGATCGATAACGTTGCGCAGGAGATGGGCGGATGGGAGACGGTGATTGAAGGGGTTGGTCTGGTTATGGCTGGTTCTTTTACCGTCAGGACCATTGGTGCCCTGCAGCAGTCCGTCCTGCTGGCCGGACGGCTTTCCGGCCTGCTGGGTAAAATTGGCCGGATGGGGGCCATGACGCTGACAATTGGCGTGGCGGTGTCACTCTTTAAAGAGCTTAAGGATCTGGAGCAGGGGGCGAAGGATGCGGGTATGGATGCTGGCGCATTCGCTGTACAGAAGCTGCAAACGAAGGAGCGTGAACGCGGGTATAACGGTTTTATTCCCAGACTCAAAGAGCTTCTTGGTATGGACACCCCGATTCCGCAGGGGCGTTATCAACCTTATGTGCCACTGACCCGGCGTTCTGGCGTACTCGAGCGAGCTGCCCCGCCATCAACGCAGCGCAGTGAACTCAAAGTGACATTTGAGAATGCACCACAGGGCATGAGGGTGCTGGACATACCGAAAACGGGAAATCCTTTAATGAACATTACCCATGATGTAGGGTATTCTCCCTTCAGTAATAAATAATATCTGGAGATGGAGTATGAATAAAATATTGGTTGCTGCTTGTGTGATGGTTTTGTCTTTCCCTGTATTCGCAAAAAAAACACCTACAACTGATTTCGTCAATGAAATTGAAGCAGCAATAAACTCAACAGGAGAGGTCTCTACATCTCTGGATATTACTTGTCCTGCTCAATCAGCAAGCGGGCGTGTTTTGGTTACTCATGCCGATTATACTTATGGGATGAGCAAGGGGGTGTTTGTATTCAAAAACACAGACGATACTCCTGCAGAAATGAAAAGTATTATTCCAATCCATCCAAACAACGACATCATGTCAGATATCATAAGTGGTTGGGATTTTGGTTTTATAATTCGCGGTGGACAATTTTTCGTGAAAGTTATGAAAAATGGTGAAGTGAAAGCAGGAATAAATAAAAACGGCACGTCCGGTGTTACGGAAGTCAAATGTAAAGTGACAAAACCGTAATAATCACTTTATCGACGACATAGAAGCCCGCTTAATGCGGGTTTTCTTTTGGGGTAACTATGGCTTTTTTCTCCTCAACAGGCTGGCGCGGTCGCCTGCGTGATGCATCATTTCGTGGAGTACCTTTCTCCGTTGAAGATGATGAAAGCACGTTTGGACGCCGCGTACAGGTACATGAATATCCGAACAGGGATAAGCCCTGGACGGAGGATTTAGGTCGCGCCACGCGCCGCCTGACGATAAATGCTTATCTTGTCGGTGATGATTACGCAGACAGGCGGGATCGTCTTATTGGTGCCATTGAAACCGCAGGCCCTGGTACGCTGGTCCATCCGCAGTATGGCGAAATGCAGGGCAGCATTGACGGACAGGTCAGGATCACTCACAGCAGTACAGAAGGGCGCATGTGTCGTGTCTCCTTTCAGTTTGTGGAAAGTGGGGAACTTTCTTTTCCGGTGGCGGGAATGGCAACGGCGAAGCGCCTGGAAACGTCAGGCGGGCTTTTCGATGATGCGATTGACAGTATGTTTTCCACATTCTCGTTGTCAGGTATTTCTGATTTTATCCAGAACGATGTCATTGCCGATGCTGCCTCCATGCTGGGCGATGTTGCCGATGCTTTCAGGATGGTTGACTCCGGCGTGTCTGCCGCAATGCGGCTGTTACAGGGGGATTTGTCTGTCATTCTGATGCCACCGAGCGCCGCAAGTGATTTCGTTAACGCACTGCAAAAAGCCTGGCGCTCAGGTGACAGGCTCAGAGGCAGTACATCGGATCTGGTCACGATGATAAAAACGATGTCAGGTATCACGCTTGATCCCGGTCTTTCCCCCCGTGGCACCTGGCCCACTGACTCCGGATCTGCTGCGAAACAGAAAATGCAACGCAATATGATCGCAGCCGCCATCAGGACAACAGCCATCAGCACAGCCGTCCACGCCGTGACAACACTGAAGCAGCCGCGTGATGTACCTGGTGTCCGGGGCGTAAATCAGCCTGCAGGAACAGGCCGTGACTCAGACATTGTCACTGTCATGCACCCGGCGCTGGATGGTGTACAGACGGTCAGTAATGGCAGCTCTCCACCGAATTATGAAGATCTGAAAGCTATCCGGACCGCGCTCAATGCTGCGATTGACCAGGAGCAGTTGCGTATCCGGGATGATGTGCTTTTCCAGCAAATTTCCGTTATGCGGACGGATCTCAATCGCGATATTTCTGCACGACTGGCACAGGTTGAACGTACTGCATTGCGAACGCCTGATGATGTTCTGCCTGCACTGGTACTGGCTGCAGCCTGGTATGACGACGCCGGGCGGGAATCTGACATCCTCACTCGTAATCCCGTTCCCCATCCGGGATTTATCCCGGTTGAGCCGCTGAGGGTTCCGGTACGATGAATAATACGGTTTTTTTACGCGTCAACGGGCGAGACTGGGGAGGATGGACGTCGGTACGGATAAGTGCGGGCATTGACCGTATTGCCCGGGACTTTAATGTCTCGATCACCCGGCAGTGGCCTGGTGGAGAAGACGTACCGCCAGTAAAAAATGGTGACGCTGTTGAGGTACTCATTGGCGATGATTTAGTCATTACCGGCTGGGTTGAGGCGTTGCCACTACGTTATGATGCGCAGACCATTATGACGGGCATTGTCGGGCGCAGCAAAACGGCAGATCTTATCGACTGTTCTGCATCACCTGCACAGCATAACGGGAAAAATTTATTCCTGATCGCCAGCGCACTTGCCCGGCCATTCGGCGTGGACGTTGTTGATGCCGGCGCGCCGGCAGCCGCCGTTATTGAGGCTCAGCCGGAACATGGTGAAACGGTTGTGGACTGTCTGAACAGGCTGCTTGGACAGGCTCAGGCGCTGGCATATGACGACGAACGGGGACGGCTGGTTCTCGGCAGGCCGGGCAGTATGAAAGCAGCCACGGCTCTGGTACTTGGCGAGAATATTCTTTCCTGTGATACCGAGCGTAGTGTTCGCGAGCGTTTCTCCAGTTATCTGGTTACGGGGCAGCGTCCTGGTACGGATGACGATTTCGGCGAGGCAACCATTGCTGCTATCCGGCAGAGTACTGGTGATGCAGGCGTCACGCGGTATCGTCCCCACACCATTCAGCAGTCAGGTACTGCCACGACTGACAGCTGCAAATCCCGCTGTGAATTTGAAGCCCGTCAGCGTGCGGCGAAAACGCTGGAAACCACCTATACCGTACAGGGATGGAGACAGGGGAATGGCGAATTGTGGAAACCGAATCAGGCCGTGGTGGTGTATGACCCGCTAAACGGTTTTGACAATGAAACGCTGGTGATCGCCGAAGTGACGTACAGTCAGGACAATAACGGCACCCTGACCGAAATCCGGGTGGGGCCTGCGGATGCTTATCTTCCTGAACCATTCAGGCCGAAAACGAAGAAAAAAGTCAGTGAGGAGGCGGATTTCTGATGGCTAACCATCCTCTTCAGAACATGATAACGCGCGCCGTCATTACCGCGATTGATACCGTCAGAAAATGCCAGACTGCCGGACTGAAACTTATTGCCGGTGAAAAAAAAGAAAATGTGGAGCATCTTGAACCTTACGGTTTCACTTCTGCAGCACAGAATGGCGCAGAAGCGGTGGTATTGTTTCCCGGCGGTGACCGTTCGCACGGAGTGGCTGTGGTTGTGGCTGACCGCCGCTTCAGACTGAAAGGGCTGGCGCGCGGGGAAGTCGCGCTATATGACGATCAGGGGCAGTCGGTCACATTAACCCGCGCCGGAATAGTGGTAAATGGCGGCGGAAAGCCAGTTATTTTCACGAATGCCACTAAAGCACGTTTTGAAATGCCGATCGAATCCACTGGCGATATCAGGGACAACTGTGACAGCAGTGGAAAAACGATGGCTGAAATGCGCACGACCTATAACGGTCATACCCATAAAGAAAATGGCGATGGCGGCGGTATAACCGATAAGCCTGGCCAACCCATGAGCTGACATCATGATCCTTTATGTTAATGGAATCCGTAAGGATGCCACGGCTTCGCTCGACCTTCTGACGCGGGCAGTGGTGATTTCTCTTTTTACCTGGCGCCGGGCGGAGCGGGATGACAGGACCCCACAGCCATACGGCTGGTGGGGGGACACCTGGCCTGCTGTTCAGAATGACCGCATCGGTTCCCGCCTCTACCTGCTGAAACGCCGCAAACTCACCAATAAAACGCCGCAGGATGCCCGTGAATACATGCAGCAGGCGCTGGCGTGGATGACAGACGATGGCGTGGCGGCACGTATTGATGTGACATCTGAACGCACAGGAACAGATACCCTGGCAGCTGGCGTGACGATATATCAGCGGGACGGGGTAATTCACAATATTACATTCGATGATATATGGAGCGAACTTAATGGCTGACAGTCAATTTGCACGTCCTGAACTTCCTCAGTTGATTGCTACCATTCGCAGCGATTTACTGACCCGTTTTCAGCAGGATGTTGTGTTACGTCGCATGGATGCCGAGGTTTACAGCCGGGTACAGGCTGCTGCCGTACATACGCTGTATGGTTATATCGATTATCTGGCCCGGAATATGCTGCCTGATATGTGTGATGAGGACTGGCTTTACCGTCACGCGAGTATTAAGCGTTGTCCCAGGAAAAATGCCGTATCTGCGAAGGGATTTGCACGCTGGGATGGTATTGCCGGAAGGCCGGAGATCCCCGCGGGTACACAGATTCAGCGGGATGATCAGGTTACATTCACGACCCTGCAGACGGTGAAAGCTTCCGGCGGCCTGTTACGTGTGCCGGTTATTGCTGATGTGGCGGGAACTGCCGGTAATACTGACGATGGTACGGCGTTACGCCTTGGTACGCCGATTACTGGTATTCCTTCTACAGGTTACGCTGACACTCTGACCGGGGGGGCTGATACAGAGGAGCTTGAAACGTGGCGCGCGCGCGTCATGGAGCGCTATTACTGGATACCACAGGGGGGCGCTGATCCTGATTACGTCATCTGGGCAAAGGAAGTCGCAGGAATAACCCGTGCGTGGACATTCCGCCATTATAAGGGGACCGGCACCGTTGGTGTGATGGTGGCTACCAGTAACCCGGTTAATCCGGCTCCTGGCGACGATCTCGTTAAGGCTGTACGTGACCATATTTTGCCGCTGGCACCTGTTGCTGGCGGCGGACTCTTTGTTTTCGCTGCCACTGAAAAAAGCATTCCGGTAACAGTCGCACTGGCCAAAGATACCCCGGAAATTCGTACTGCCATTATTGCGGAGCTAAATGCGCTGATGCTACGTGATGGCGCGCCGTCCGGAAAAATTTATGTTTCGCGAATCAGCGAGGCGATAAGCCTGGCGACCGGGGAAGTGGCACATCAGCTGCGTGTGCCGGCGGCAGATGTGGTACTGGGAAAAACTGAACTTCCTGTCCTGGGGAATATAACCTGGGCCACCTATACCGGGGAGAACGGATAACTATGGCATTACAGGACGAATATACGCAGTTACTTTATCACCTTCTGCCGGAAGGGCCTGCCTGGGACGGAGAAAATCCACTGATTGAAGGGCTGGCGCCGTCGCTGAACCGGGTACATCAGAGAGCGGATGAACTGATGGCTGAAATTGACCCGGCCAGAACTACGGAACTCATAGACCGTTATGAACAGCTGTATGGCCTGCCTGATTCCTGTGCACCGGAAGGCGTGCAGACATTACAGCAGCGCCAGCAACGTCTGGATGCAAAGGCGAATGTTGCCGGTGGTATAAACGAGAGGTTTTATCGGGAACAGCTTGATGCGCTGGGGTATACCGCTGCCACCATTGAGCAGTTTCAGAATCTCGACAGCACACCCGATCCTGAATGGGGGGAATTCTGGCGTTACTACTGGCGTGTGAATATTCCGGCTGATGCGAACATCAGCTGGCAGACCTGTACAAGCACCTGCGACTCTGCGATCAGAACGTGGGGCGATACTGTTGCTGAATGTGTGATTGATAAGCTTTGTTCGTCACATACGGTTGTTGTTTTTGCTTATCCGGAAGGAAAAGAGAATGCACAGAATTGATACGCCCACCGCGCAAAAAGATAAATTTGGTCAGGGAAAAAACGGATTTACGAATGGTGATCCCGCCACGGGCCGCCGCGCAACGGATCTCAACAGTGATATGTGGGATGCAGTCCAGGAAGAGGTCTGTACTGTTATTGAAGCCGCCGGCATACCACTCAGTAAAGGCGAACATACGCAGCTTCACGCCGCCATTGGCAGGCTGATCGATGAACAGGTTAAAACCCGTCTTGAAAAAAATCAGAATGGCGCGGACATCCCGAATAAGCCGCTGTTTCTCCAGAACGTTGGTTTAGGAGAAACGATAAATCTCGCTGCAGGGGCCCTGCAAAAATCGCAGAACGGCGGCGATATTCCTGACAAAAAACAATTTGCGAGAACCATCGGTGCGGTAACGTCAACCACCATTACACTTGGCGAATCAGGCTGGTTCAAAATCGCCACGGTTGTAATGCCGCAGGCTACATCAACTGCGGTGATTAAACTGTACGGTGGGGCGGGGTTTAACGCTGGTTCACCTGAACAGGCGGCAATCAGCGAACTGGTATTGCGTGCCGGTAATGGTTCACCTGTTGGAATAACTGCCACGTTGTGGAGACGCTCGCCTGCTGCTGCTAACGAGGTCGCATGGGTTAATACATCAGGCGACACCTACGATATTTATATTAATATCGGCCAGTATGCGTACTGGTTAATTGCGCAATATGATTACACCGGTAATGCAAATGTCACGCTGCACAGTACGCCTGAATATTCATCAGTTCAGCCGGGAAACTCAACCAGCGGTCAGACATATACACTGTTTAATAGTCTGATGAAACCCACAGCCGGTGACGTTGAGGCACTGTCAGTTAATGGAGGGCGACTGAATGGGGCTTTAGGCATTGGTACTGACAATGCGCTGGGCGGTAATTCAATTGTGCTCGGTGATAACGATACCGGGTTTAAACAGGATGGCGACGGCGTTCTGGGTATTTACGCCAATAATGCCCGGGTCGGTTATATCGATAATTCCGGGTTACACATGTCAGTAGATGTTCTCACTAATGGTGGCATACGAGCAGGTGACGGAAAAAGGCTTTCACTGACGAGCAATAATAATTCGACAATGACAGCCACGTTTAATTTATGGGGCGATGCAAACAGGCCAACAGTTATTGAACTGGACGACGATCAGGGATGGCATCTGTACAGCCAGCGAAATCCTGATGGTTCGATTGTCTTTACGGTCAATGGCGATATCACCGCTAACACGCTTCGTGCAGGCGGGGCCATCTATCAGAATAACGGCGACATCTTTGGTTCTGTCTGGGGGAATAGCTGGCTGAGTCTGTGGATTAATAATAATTTCGTCGCAGATGTTCAGTTAGGGGCTGGCACATCAGTGACTACCTGGAACAATGCAGGTTCCTGGCCTAACACTCCCGGATATGTAGTTACCTCCGTCTGGAAAGATTATCAGGGCGAAAATATTGATGGTATTGCTTATGCGCCTTTGCAAAAACGAGTCGGGAATCAGTGGTATACCGTACAAGGGGGAACGGCATAATGAAAAAATATCAGGATATTAAAAATTTCAGACTTATTGACGCGCCCGTAAACAGGGGTAAAACGCAGTCCGAAATAAATATAGGTGCATTTTTTTTGGAATCGGAAGACGGGCAGGACTGGTATGAATGTCAGTCATTATTTTCTGATGATACCGCAAAAATCATGTACGACCATGAGGGGGTTATCTGGGGTGTTGTTAATAAGCCAGTCCCGCAACGAGGAAACACATATGCTGTATCAATGCTGTGGCCGGTTAATATGTCTGTTGCGGAAATAGCCGCTGCTGACTGTCCTGATGATTGTCGTGGTGATGGTATGTGGTTATATCAGGACGGTAAAGTTGCTCAACGGGTTCATTCGCCGGAAGAGCTGCGTAAAAAGGCGGAGGCTGAAAAAGTTCGCCGCCTGGCTGAGGCTGAATCAGCCATTGCACCACTGGCGCGGGCAGTAAAACTAAAAATTGCCACAGATGAGGAGATTAAACGGCTGGACGCCTGGGAACTCTACAGCGTAATGGTTAACCGTGTGGATACAGCTTCCCCTGACTGGCCTGATGTGCCTGTAAGCCAGTGATATGACGTTGTGAAAAAACAGGTTAGAGTCAATAAAATACACTAGCCTGAAGTAATAAATGAGTGATGGTCAGACGGCGAAATTCTGTCTGGGTTATCTCCTTTTTGAATATATTATATCTTCCCATTCGCATCCTGGTTTTCTTTAAGAACTGATACTGCTGTTTGTAATAATTCTTTATTATCCAGCCATGCCTTGGCCTTTATATTCCCTTCGATATAATCAAGCAATGTCCTGGTATTGATAGGCCTGCCCTGTTTCGCCACCTCCACTACTGCATCACCCAGGATAATACGAACTTTAGGAAGTTGAGAGGGGAACCACTTTAGGGTATCTTTTGATTTCATTAAGAAATGTTCCTCAAAATATTGTTAATTTTTTGATGGTAAGGTAGAGACATTAATTCAGGAAATGTTTGTTTTTACTCATCAGTTTTGTCTGGATTATTTGATATGCCTATTCCTACTTTGATTACAGCATAGCTAAAAATACTGAATATGATAAGCAGGGAAATTATTATCAGTGTATTGTCCATATATCCTCAGAAGTACATTTTATTATGTATATTGCTTTGACAGTTTTTTATCTGGAAAGTTCATTTTTGGATGTAACTTTGTGTTTTTTACTGGGAATTATAAAGTTCAGACAATCAGCGTGGTTTTTACTGTTGTCTGTACTAATAATTTTCTCAAGCATAAGAGTTTCATCATAAGTGCCTGAAGACCCTTTGTCCTGGTATCCATCGTTATGCACGATCAGGGATGCATAGACATTTTTATTTGTACTGTGATGCTTTTTTAAGCTTCTCAGTGTGGTTTTTTCTCCGTTAAGCCAGTATATCTGGCGTGTGTGGCATGGTTGAAATGCGCTTATATCTTGGCCTCAGAAGTATATTCCATCCACCTGGCTATAATCATCTTTACTCTTACCTGACGAGCATCCTGTTATTATAACTGTGAGTACAAGTAAAGATGACAATGTTATGCTGCTTTTCATGATTTATCCAGTATTTTCAGCGCAGTAGATAATGGTTCTTTATCTTCGAGCCATTGCTGCTCTTTTTGTTCATGTTTTAACTGAGAGATAAGATTCTCGCTGTTGATTTTTTTAGACTCCAGGATGAGCTGCAGTAACGCTTTACCATAAATAATCTCTATATCTGAAAGTAAGTTAGGTGGGTATGATGATATGTCTAAAGTGTTCATGGTCGACTCCTGAAAAATATTTATGAGTTACAACAGATTGATTTTACTGGCTTTAATATGCTGTGATAATAGTCAGGTTGAATCATAAAACAGTATGAACCTTTTATTGATGGCAATATACATTTATTTGAGAATATTTATAAGCAACTGATTGTTATGATAAGTTGTGATTAAGGTCAATTGAAGCATCATCCGACGCAAAAACAATCTGATTTTTATTGGTATATGCTGTATATTACTTCAACAAGCATATAAATATTACTGATAATAATTCGGTTCTTATACAGTGAAACACACTGTGGGCAGTAATCAGCTAAGCTAAAATTTTTCACAGAAGAGTCAGGATCCTGGAATCGCAACAGATGATGAGAAAGCGCAACTCGACGAATGGAAAAAATACAGGGTATTGGTAAACCGGGTTGACACCTCAAATCCTGACTGGTCGGAGAAACCAGCCAGTAGCGATTATTTATGATGTGGCGCTGCCGACACACGGGCTGTACTGGATTCTGTTATCGGCTGACCGGAAGTGAGTTAAAAAACGGGATTACCGCGCTAACTAAAAGCATGAGGGAAGGTTGTGGCATCCGGTGAACCTGTAGGAATCCCATAACTGATTAAGGACGGAAACCACCAGATGCCACAAAGATGTTATGACGCATGTTGTTGTGGGAAGTCAATAAAGGGGATGGTTTTGTTTAAAAAACAGTCTATCATGGTGAGAAAATGATTTTGATAAGTAGGCTAACTTTCTGAAAATACTGCGTACAAAAATGCTACTTTTTTCTCATGTTATTAGATAAGTTAATGTTAAATAAGAATATTGGGACGGTCTCGAAAACCGGAGTAGGGGCAACTCTACCGGGGGTTCAAATCCCCCTCTCTCCGCCAATCATTCAACAAAATCAATCACTGACAAAGCGTTTTTGATTTCGTCATACATAAATCCCTGCATTAAAATTTCTTTCACTCGCTCGATTTTTCTTACTACTGATGCTGTTTTTTACCATTTTGCTGCGCGTCGGGCATCCACTTTTATCTTCTTTAGCTCACAAGCTCACACTCTTTTGCAACGCCCATCTCACATCTCTGGTGACAAAACAGTTTAACTGCCGTTGCTTCACACGGATCCTGTGAGGGTATCTTAAAGGAAATGGATTGCTGGAGGATGGAGGAAAAGAGGCGAAATCTTTTTCAGTGGTGATACCGCCTCCCCTGGACATGAGCTTGCCAGAACCTACGCGGTAAATCCTACGACACGAAGCCACGCGCAATTTTATGCGAAAACGCTGGCAATAGCCTTGCTGACTGATGCAAGCTATCTAAAATCGCTTGAAGATGACATCATGCAAAACAATCGCTTAAAAGACTCACCTGTTGATAAGCATGTTGAGGACGAAAAGAAGAAGAAAAATGCAGCCAGGTAAAAAGGGTTACGTTCGCCGTAAGCGAACGTGATCGCATCCAGCCTTAACGAACCTTTTTCCGTTCATCTCCCTTCATGTTTTCAAAAAACTCTTTTATGAATGCCCCTAAAACGTCATACGCGAATTCGCTATTATTGTTCCCGTCGCGACAACATAGGGATTACGTAAAAAAACAGAGGGCAGACATTGAAAATATTGGAAATAACGTAAAACGATTTGTCCGTGTTTTTATCTGTCATTTAAACTTACAGAAATGGCTGTACTGCTATCAGTATAAAGATAATTTCAGTTGTCCAGATAAATCATTTTTAAAACTATTTGTATTAACAGGGTTTATTCATTTATTGAATGGATGCGTGCTCGTTTGGTCTTGTCATCTTGACGCTTTGAGATCACATATTCTATTCTATCATAGACAGCAGGGAAAATTAGCTGCTGGGATCGATTTTTGATTAATAAAATATTGGATGGAACCACGATGCAATTACCAGAACAGGATGAGTTTTCTGATTTTTTTGCTGCCAATGATGATGAACAAGCCTCTTTAAGGCGTAAGTTTTTTTTGGAGAAACATAAAGAACCGTGTCTGTCTGAGTCTGCATTAGAGGACTACCAGGCGCTGTTTATGAGTATCTACGGAATTAATATTGACTGGAAAGAGGGGACTTTTAGCCTGCTTGAGGCACTTTCAGATAATCAGGGAGGGAAGCCTGTCACGGTCAAATTCGATTATGACAGTGAGATTGAAACAGCAACGATAAATTTGGTTGATACGCAGTATGTGTTTCATCACTACCCAATGGGAAGTGATGGTTTTGATACAGAACTGGTGCGCATTGAGCATATATTGGCTAATAGTGGATATAGTTTGCGGGTATATCAGAACAGCACTTTTAGTGATACATTATCGTTCTTACTCATTCCGTCAGATGAGTGGAAACGTGTTGAACAGCATTATAGCCCAGAGCATATTTCTGAATACTTTGTTCCGTATGGAAAACAACTTGTTATTCCTGAGGTTACTGCTCCAGTCGTAAATTATGTGCCATCCGTTAAACAAGAAGCATCAAATGTCCCAGCGTTGTTTAATGCTCGGGGTATCCGTATTTGTTTTTTAAGTATAATGCTAATCGCATTTGCAATTTATATTTTGTGGAATATCCTGACAAAAATAGAGCCTTTATCATCAGGCCAACCTGCTGGCTGTGAAAATCTACAAAATTTATACTCAAAATTACGTCCAGAAGTAGCCGAGCCATTAAAAGAAAAAATGCGTAAGAGTTTGGGCTGTAAATGATAAATTTTCAGTTTAAGAAAATTACACTAATGGATAGGTAATAGAGATATATTTAATTTGATATTGTGTTATCGAAATAGTAATAACAGATAATATACATATTCTTGCGGTGGTGGATGAAGCGATTTTTATCTTATTTGTACAGGAAAAGAAAAAGAGTTTTTTTAGCTACCATGACTCTTATTAATTTTGTTGCCGCAAATCAAAAATACTACGCTTTTAATTTGTTGTCAGTGTTTATCATGGTGTTCTGGTCAGTTCAGTACCTCCTGCAGCATCTCCTTGTCCAGACTCAGGTCAGCCACCAGCTTCTTCAGCCGCTGATTCTCATCCTCCAGTTGCCGCAGACGCCGCAGTTCCGTCACGCCCGGCCCGGCAAATTTTTTCTTCCAGTTAATGGGATGGACTACTTCCTCCCGCTGCGGTTAACTGTACGAAATGTGCTCACCAGGAGAATCACCATGAATATCGTATTTCTGGGTATTGATCTGGCTAAAAATGTTTTTCAGCTCTGCGGGTTAAACCAGGCCGGCAAACCGGTTTATACGAAACGCACTGGCCGAAAAGAATTGCTCCAGACGCTGGCAAATATTCCTGCATGTCTGATTGGGATCGAAGCGTCCACCGGGGCATTTTACTGGCAGCGTGAGTTTGAGAAACTGGGGCACAAAGTAAAGGTCATCAGTCCTCAGTATGTAAGACCCTTTGTCCGCGGGCAAAAAAATGATGGTAATGATGCACAGGCCATCGCAGTGGCTCTGATGCAACCGACAATGCAGTTCGTGCCGCCAAAAAGCCCCGAACAGCAGGATATCCAGGCTTTACACCGGGCAAGGCAGCGTATTGTCAATCACCGCACTGCTACAGTCTGTCAAATAAGGGGGCTGTTACTTGACCGGGGGATCCCCATTGGCAGTGCTGTCTCCAGAGCTCGCCGTGCTATTCCTCTTATCCTTGAAGATGCAGAAAACGGTCTAAGTTCCCGTATGCGCAGAACAATTGCCGAACTCTATGATCTCTTTAACGATCTCGGGCGTCGGATCCATTTTTTTGATAAGGAAATTGAAACAGTATTCAGGCAATCAGAAGCCTGTCCGCGTATCGCCAAAGTTAAAGGCATTGGTCCTAAAACGGCCACGGCCGTTGTTGCTGCTATTGGCAAAGGAACTGAATTTAAGAATGGTCGCCACTTTGCTGCATGGCTGGGTCTGGTTCCACGCCAGCATTCGAGTGGCGACAGGCAGGTGCTGATGAATATGACGAAAAAAGGCGACAAGCATCTGCGGACACTTTTTATTCATGGTGCCCGCGCTGTCGTCAGGGTTGCCACGAATAACAATGATGGTCATATGAATCAGTGGGTTAACCAGTTAAAGGAACGGCGCGGATTTAATAAAACGACCGTGGCGGTCGCTAACAAAAACGCGAGAATAATCTGGTCGATGCTGAGAAATGATACCGGGTATCAGGTAGTGTGTAATTAATCCCTTGCCAGCAAAAGTTGCAGCGTACTGAGAAATGATGACAGGTTGCACCTGCACAATCGGAACCTGATTTTTATACTGGCCTCAGAGGCCGTCCAGTTGTTGAGGCTACCCATTTGGGCACAGATTTTCCTGATGCCGGATAGATGTAAGCAACAAGCCAAAACCAGATTCAGTACTTGCAAAACGGAGGTAGTCCATAGATGTAAAATGTGGCCTCAGAAATTCCCATCTTTCTGCAGACTTCCCCGACGCGGGTGCCGGTTTCAGCCTGTTTCAGGGCAAATGCAATCTGTTCTTCGGTATAACGGGTCTTTTTCAT